GAGGGAGAGAATTTGAATGCTTCGATGTACCCGGAGCCTGCCTTCTGGAGGCGTTCGACTACTGGATCCCCTACCCCGGTTGCATCGCACTTAGCAGCTACCCTACCGATGAGCCTGGTGATGGTACCAAAAGTCTCCTCCCAGGATTGCTGGAATCTCTCGAATCGGCATACCCTGCCCTGGGAATCAAGCCCAATGCAGACGGTCCAGTCTATGGATTTGGCAAGGTCGATTCCCCAGATGACAGGCTCCTCCTCACTAAGACCAGCAACGGCACACTCCAGGATAGAGGTGAAGCCAAACGGGTTGCCCTGGTCATCAGAGGCTTCTGCATCGTAGAGTTCTTTGTAGACAGCATCAGGGAGGATAGACTTGGCATCGGCAATCTCGGACTGGGCTAGAACACCGGCCTCAACAGCATCAGCAGCAGTGATCTTGTGGTAGGCCATAGTGTTAGTGGTATCGAGTTGAGCACGCCGGGCTAATCGGTAGGCCCAGTTTCGACGTCCTTTAACGTTACCGATGATACGGATAGGGCCTTGAGTAGCGGTAAGGGTGGACCTAATCGCGAACCACGATTCTTCTCTACACCTAGTAGCTTCATCAATAACTGCAGCATAGACGTCCTCACCGTAGAGGGAGTCTGGCTTCTCAGCACTCTTGAACCACAGCACAGCGCCGTTGAATAAGGAGATGGTTAGTTCAGTTTCGTTAGCTGTATAGAGCTGCCTGGGGATGCTGGCCTTGGCTCTACGGTAGACTACCTTGGCCTGAGCAAAGATAGGGCTAATCCACCAGTAGTTTTGGCCGTTAGCACCACCAAGGGCGAGTTCCATTAACCAGCACATGCAGCCTACTGTCTTACCGGACTTGGTAGAGGCTTCAATGATGCTATAGCGTGCCGGGTCAAATACTGCATCTTGCTGTTTGGGGTAGAGGTGAGGGCGAGTATAGGTAAGGTTGAGGGTGGAGGATTCAGTGTGGATGGTGGTCATGGTTATTTAGGCTTCTGCCACTGGCCATTCCAGTCAGGGCTAGCTACAACATCACCGGTATGCCACCAGCCTCCAACGACTACCTTTCGGTGGTTAAATGAGTTCTCCATTAGGTAATGCTGGTGACCTTGCTCAGCACCACAAGAACACACGTACCGTACAGGGTTAGGATCAGACCAGGGCATTAGTAGCCACGCCTCTCTCGGTCTACTGAGTGCTGGACCTGTGCTAAGTTTACTGCTCTCCTAGCTAGGAAATGGTACTTCTTGTCTTGATGGCGGAAGGTCTTACAGTGGTCGGAGTACCGGGTAGTACGGACCAGGCAGTAGGGACAGAGTTGCTTAACGGCCATTATCGGTATCACTGCCTCCGTTCAGGCTATGAGTAGCATTACCATTCAGAGCATACCTAGAAGCTGGTGTGTCGAATTCAATGGTAAAATTGATATTCCGCTGGTCTACCCTGATCGGAGCGTCTAGCCCTAAGAGCTTACAGCGTCTGTCGATGCATTTGAGTATCCCGTCTAGAATGGAGTTGCTAGGATCCTCTTCGTAGCGTTCCCAGTACATCTCCTCTACGTGATTGATCTTGCCTAGCTCCAGGGCCTTAGCTGCTCCGAGGTCCATCGTGGTATGGTCTCGCCATTCTTCTTGGGCCTTCTTGAGATCCAGACTGACCTGTTGAGGGGTAACGGTTAGCTCGGCGGCGATCTCGGTTTGGGTCTTACCGCGAAGGGTCATCTGTACTGCCTTCCTACGGTCTATGGCACGTTGTAGAGGGGAGCGTGATGGACCACCACCATGCTTTTTGGGGTGTTGTGGGTCACGGTTTTCAAGAACCATGGTGTCTAGTTCCCGCTGCTGTAGAGATATTTGGGGTTAATATTAGCATAATCCAGACCTAGAGGATTAGTCAAGCCATCAACGCGCCTCAATTGTCTTGATCATCTCAGTGACTTCCTTCCTCTGGACCCAACTGGTATATCGTAGTCGCTGGACCCACAACCATAGGGGCGAGGGCATTTATCTGGGGTCTCTACCCAACCATCCCAGCTATAGCCACAACGGACGCAGTGGTGAGAGTAGAGGTGGCGATTAAGAGGTTTATTGATAGTCTTTGGTGATGCAGTCATAGCGATTCTCGATGATATACCTGCTGCAGGTCTTCAGGCATGCCGTGCTCTAAGAGCATGTGAAGTAGATGTACTCGGCCAGTGGTATACCAAAGAAACTCTCGCCGGGTCTCAAACTCCTCTGTTATGCCACTGCGTCTGGTAATTTCTTCGACAATGTCATCAAAAGCAGTAGGTATTGAATAATCAGCCTCTGGCTCCTGTACCAACCATTCCCTTAGTTTCATGCTTCCTCTATGTTGGTATCGTACTGGGTAAAAGGAGTAGCTGAGGTGGCGAAGGCAATGATCTCCGGGTCTACACCACGCTCTAGGAGTTTATCAGCACTTACTCGGGGGGATCCTGGTCTGTCGCTAGGATGGACTTCGGCACCATTGAAGCTAAACCAAGTGTCGGGGAACTCGTCCCGGTACTTAGCAATACCCTCAGCGACTTCGGACTTGAGTTGTTTTTCTGCCTTCTCCAGAGAGAGTCTAGATGCCTTGGCTGCGTGGTACTTGCGAATTGCTATTTCCAGAGCAGGGTCTATCAGGGGGGTGATGGTCTTGGTCTTGGTCTTGGGCTTGGATTTACCAGTCCGGGCCATCTCCGTTTCGGCTAGTGCTATGAACTCAGGTGGATATTTTTCAGCCATGTTACTGCTCCTCCCCCAATTGCCTTGCATATTTTCCCCGATCCACTTCCCACCCATCCGCTACATATTCCTCCACGATCTCCCTGATGGGCCGCTTTTCGGTGTTATGCAGGTCATACAACTCCTTGTCCTCCTGGTCATAACACCAAGTTTCCCCAATATCAGACTTGTAATAAACTGTCTCAATCACTGCTCCACCGGCAGTCTTACCATCCAATGTCTTCCATCCAAGCTCTAGCCCTACAAAAGGCGGGTATGGCAGTTCTATCTTTTTCTCCACGTATACATCGGTCGAACCCAATGCTACCAAACTGCCATGAATCCGCTTCCGGATTTTAATAGGGTATGTCATCATGTTACTGCTCCTCTGCTACCTGTGTCAGAACCACCTTATACCCATCGTAGTCAGCAGCTATATCGTCCTGGGGTATCAAGGTCTTCCAGTTGATGCGCTTGCCTTGGATTGGTACTAGGTGCCACTCAAACTCACTATCAGCACCTACGGCTTCGGCGCACCGTTTAGCCGCATAGAGGATGGAGGTAGCACCTGACATGGTGACTGGGGTGGAGGTGCGGTCTTGAAGGCTCAGGACGTTTAGGGTTATTTCTGGCACTTCTCACCACACTTGCGACACTGATAGATTTGTTTGCGAGGACCATGACCTAATTGAGCCGTGAACCCTTTAAACCTGAACATATGGCTACACTTCATTTGCTGTCTCCTTGGTGGTAATGGTGTCCGGGGTAATCCCTGCTACCTCTACCCTCTCCCAGTATCACCCCGGACTGCTGGATAGTATCACAGCCTTGATTGGTTGTCAAGGGGTTATACCCTTTTCCCGATAACTGCATTCCAGGGAGTACCATCATACTGGAACCCTGCTTGGAGTTTTTTTAGTCTTTTAGGTTCCATCTCAGCGTACCCATTGGCCGGTCTTGGCTTATTACACCAATAGCAAGAATCACTCAGTCCTGAGACCGAGTGAAAACATGCTAAGCAGTAAGAAGAGAGACTACCCATTGAGGGTAGCCTCCATCTCCTTTTTCTCTTCTTCGGTCATCCTGTCATATATGGCCCAGAGTTCCTTGGTCTCCCTGTTGTACTGTTTGGTGGCTATCTGGATGCTCTTGGCTATACTCGGGGTGTGCTTGACCACTTTGTCCATTATTGCTCTGTATTGGTTGAGGACTTCTAGCTTGTCAGTGGCTTGCTGTACGTTGGTGTTGGTCATTTCTGTTCTCCCTAGTCCCTTTCCTTGACACCTTTATAATACCATAGCCTTGACTAGTTGTCAAGCCTTTTTCTTATCAATTTCAAAATCGTGTTGTATCAGTAAAACAGCATGATACCCACACCGGTGCCGAGTA